AAGATCTTTTATCGTTTCCATTCTGTTCTCCTTTGTATCTATATTATATAGGATTTTAAGTTAAAGTTCAACTTATTTTAGAGAGATTTTGTGATTTAGTTCACATTTCTGATAAGAGTAATAGGCTTGTACTTTCCCTATCCGGAATCTCAATAAAATCGTACTCTGAAAGCTCGCTTCTTTTTACTTTTTGAATTCTACGTCGTTTCCGGTCATACTGTCTCCTTAGCATACAAAGTTGCTTTGTGAACAAGTTCCTTGTAAAGTTTCTGAAAGTCAATTACAGGGAATTTTTTCTTAAAGACAATGTTAGCAATTTCCTCTCTGAGGAACTCTCTAGCCACGATGTTACTGAACTTCTGAATATTGAAAGGTTCTTTGTTCGCTTCTAGGTACTTGATTCGTTCTTTGTCTAGGAAAGCAAGGCTGAACCAGTTTTCGACTATATCGTCGTACAGACCTGTCTGTGGTGATCTCGGCTTGTCGTACAGAATCTTAGCAAAGGTCTGTCTATTGTACTTGTTTCTGTTTCCGGTATAGGACTTGATTACGAAACCCTCACCTGTTTGGAACTGATCTTGCATAAGGAATTTTGAGTAGTCCTTGAGTTCCTCTTTAAGGAATTCAGGGCCTTTGACGCACAGAGCGTCTCTACTGATGGGGAGTGACGGGACTCTTCCGATATTGTATTTCTCAAAGATTTCACTAAACAGAATAGGGTCGTAGTAGTGCTTAGTCTGAAAGCTGTTAGTCAACGTAACTACATCGAACACGTAAAAGTTGTGCAGGAACTCAGGCTTAACTAGGAACTTACCTTTCTTAGTGAACTCTCCGTAAAGGACAACGCAGTCTACATTGTATGAAGCAGTCTTCGCAATCTTTCTAGCAATCTCCTCAGCAGCTCTACAAAAGTTGTCTCTGTTATAGATAACAAACTTAGCAAAGCCCTCGTTGTCGTTATCAACAGTCAGATATCTGTTCCTAGAGGCCGTTTGGCAATCTATACAGTTATAATCGTGGTCTAATTCAAAGACAACAACGCCATTAGTACCGTCAATCTTTGGCTGTGCTACAAGCTCAGGAATGTTCTTGAGATACTCAGTTTCCTCAGTGTCCCAGAGCTCTACGTGCTGGTATTTGATTTTTTCAAAAGGGATCATATCTTTCCTCCTGTTTACTTACATTATAAAAGAGCTTTACTCTATACATCAACTTTTAAAGTTTAAGTAAAACTCACGTATTTGAGTTTTATTGAGTTCTAAGCTAATTCTAAGGTATTTGTATTATAGAAACATTAAAATGCAATCTAGACCAGTTTCTGTTTAATCTAGAGGCATTCTATAAAGTAGAGCTAGATTTTAATTCTTAGAAAGTCCTTAGAGAGTTCAAAAGTCGTTTATGATGTTTGTATATAGAAAACTCTTAGACTAAAAACTTCTAAGAGCTGATGTGGTTTTAGATATTTGAAAGAAGAAAATTTAGACAAAAAAATCTATCTCGGTTAGAACACTGTTCTAAGGGACTAGATAAAAAGCATTTTGATACCGTAGAGATTACAACATTTAAACTCTACTAAGCATCCTCTTGAGTTATACCAATCTGAGTCGAAGACTGCTAAGTCAGCCTCAGATAATAATTCTATAGATTTACCGAGATACCAAAGTGGATTCTTAGAATCACTAGGGTCTAAGATACTATCTATTACCTCGAAATCACTAAATTGTGTTTCAAGGTATTCTATTATTTTAGAACGTCTCTCTAAGATTTGTTCTTTAGTAAGATTTCTCATTCTCTGAGATATAAAAATCTTCAAAACGTTCTAAACCTCTTAATATATCTCTATATAGAGAACACTACAATACGCTCTGCAAACAGCTATGTTTCTATCTAAGAGCACGTTGTCTGAGATTCGTTTAAACCATCCTTCGTACACGATAGATGTCTGTAAAGAATGCGTAGGATCTCTATAGAGAATTTTAACTATCTGTAACGGATGTGTAAACTGTTGTAGGTCTCTAAGTTTCATTATAGAAAATCTTCTATACTTATAGTTCCTGAAACGAAGTTCAACGGTAACGTTTCAGTAAACTGCGATAATCCATTCTTAGAAAGATAATCCTTAAACGCATTAGTATTCCTGGAATTAACAGTTTTAGTCTGAGAAATGTAGTTAGTAACGCATTGATTACAAATCTCACTAGGAATAAAGTCGTCTATTATTAACTTTTTATTTCGTTCAAAGTTCTTTTTATACAACGGATTAGAATTTACAAACGTATCTATACTATTTTCGTCAACTAACTTTTGAACTGCCTTAGGACCAAACTTAGGATTCTTCCAAATCGCTTTTCGGTTAAATCTATCTAAGACATTATAATTCTCTTCGATAGACGTTCTAGTACTCTCGGAGAGTTCAGCATACTGTTCCTCAGTATAGTTTAGATTGTTTTCCTTTAGATATTTATAAAATGAATCAGAAAAACGTGTACAGTCAGTTACCTTAGGGATCTCGTCAGCGACATCTCCTAACAGGATATGCTCAGCTAACCAGAACTCCATATTACCACCTTTGGTTTCAGGTGTAATGAACTTCTTCAGCAACGGGCTATACTGAGTAACGTTAGGGCGTTTCTGTGCTTGTATCATATCCTTATCTGAGGAAACAATTAGAACAGGTTCTCGGTAGCTATACTGTTTTGCTAAGCACAGTATAACATCATCAGCTTCTGCTGACGGAACAGAAATAACTTTCCACGGGGTGTTAGTCCTAAGCTGTTCTAAGAACTCATCTACGTGTTTAAAGACTTCATCAAAGGGAATCTCAGACTCTTCTCTTGCGGACTTTCGTGAGGACTTGTAACTAGGAAGAATAGATCGTCTCCAGTTTTGTTTAGTACTATCATCTAAGCATATCACTATATCACCCTTAGATATACTGTACTTTGTTTGTAGGTCAAATAGAGTGCTAAGAATCAATCCTTTAGTAACGTGTATAAAGTCGTTAATGTTGTACTTTCCGTTTTCTTGAGGTTTTGGTTTTACCATAGAAATAGAAGCGAATAAATTTTGGAATAGTATTCCACTGAAATCTACTAAAATCATATTGTTACATCTCTTTGTATGTTTCATTTTATTTATTCCCTTCTAAGATATAAAAAATTTTCTTAGAGTCCTATTATCTAAGACTCTAAGAAAAGAGTCCTTAGGACTCCCTAAGGACTCATAAAAGATTAAACTAGACCACTAATCAAAGCACTAAGGTCATCTTCCTGTTTAGCTGTAACAGGAGCTTCAGCAGGTTTGATTTCAGTCTGAGGTGTTTCGATGTTCACCTGGACTTCCTGAGTCTCAGTCTTCGGTTTAGCACCTCCGATTCCAAAGAGACCCTGACAAACCTTCTCCAACTGTTTAGTCAGTTCAGCATAGGATTTGTATCCTTCAGGTTTCTGGAACTCTCCGAGGTCGTAGCACTTAGTCTTGATTTCTTCGATACACTTAGTCTTGATTTCGTCAGTGATAGGACCTCCTTGGAGATTGTAGATAGTCCCACCATTAGGAAGTTGAGTAAAGGCAGAAGAGCTATAGTCAGTAATTCCATTCTCAGGCTTCTTAAAGCACTTAAGATTGAGAACCCAACCCTTCAAAGGATTAAAGATTTCCTTTCTCGGCATACCCATCTGAATCTCAGTCTCAGTCAACTTCAGGGTATTCTCAACCATCTGTGCCATTGTCTTAGACATTTCATACAGGAAGATCTTTCCGTTGTTCTTAGGCTCTAACGGGTCAGAAATTACCTTGATGTTGCATACCCACTTTTCCTGAGGCTTAAAACGTCTAGCAGAATCAGGATCTTCGTCGTAGTGGTTGATGTAGGTTTCGTAGAACGGGCAAGGCAAACCAATGGACTTAGGAGACCACTCAGAGCAGAATGCTCTCTTACCACCGTGCTGAATAGTGGTGTTAATCTTAAAGAGTTTAATGATAGAGTGCTTGTGAGCATCAGGCAGAAGAGCAATAATAGCCTGACCAGAACCGTCCTTGTTCTTAGGAAGGGTGTAGAAACGCTCGTCCTTGTAGGACTTCTTGTCCTGATCAAAAGGATTAGAGCCAAGAGCCTTAGACATAGCGTCAAAGTCAAAAGAGTTTAAGTCAAAATTTTCCATATTATTTCCTTATATCAAATAGTCAAATCTACTTTTATCTAAGGGTCTAAGACCCTTAAGAAGAGTAGTAACTTCTTAAACCATCAAAAGCTTCTTAAACGTTAGTTGAAACTGCTAGTTCAAATCCATCTATGCTCGAAACAAACAGAAGTTTAAAAGCATCTTTAGCTTGATTATAGATTACTTTAACGGTGTAATCAAGAACTGGAAGTTTACTAAAAGTTTCAAGTTTAATGTACACATCAAAATTCTTGTTAGAAGATATATCCTTAGTAATCTGGAAACTATTAGAAGTCTGATTGAATTTTCCAACGGAGCTAAGAGAAATTGTAACTGATTCGTTACCAGTAATGCTTATTGCATTAAGATCTTTAAACGAAGAACTAGCTGTTTTGATTCTTCTTATATCACTAGCACTTAGAGGGATGTCAACTACTGAGGGAATACTATGTATCTTGTCAAACTGACTAGCAGGAAACTCAAACTCTGAGATAAGACTAGTAGCACTAGTTAGATAGACAACCTTAGAGTTAGAGTCCTTAGCAGTAATAACTCCATCTTTAATGGAGACATCAGGATCTTCTACGAGATTAAAAACATTTAGGAAAGAGCTAAGATCTATGAATCCTATTTTTCCTTCAAATCCATTATCATCGAACTTTGAAATATCAAATCTAAATCCGATATCTGAGCAATCAGTTTTTCCTGAGGTAATGGGATACTCAAGAATAACTCCGTTAGAGACTTTGTTAAAAGTCTTTAGAAAATCAACAAACTTACTGTTAAACATTCTTTGTTTCCTTATTCAAGTTTTCAAACATTATAAAACAAATTCAAATCTATTCAATTAGTTTTTGTTAAACTCAAAATCTAGTTCTATTCTATAGAATACCTCTAGATTCAACAGAAACTGGTCTAGATTCAATTCTATAGCTTTTATAATACAAATACCTTAGAACTAGATTAAACTGCAATAAATCTAATTTACGTTAGTTACGTTCCCTTTACTAACCTGAATCTGACCAAACATAGCTTGACCTATAGCATTGTAGAACTCAAAGTTAGACTTAGGAACAAGAACATTAATATCATTAAAGGTTCCTGATTTAAAGAAAGCTGAACCACCTCCTGACAAGAACACGTAGTCGCACTTGTCTAAGATCTTACCGTACTTCTCTTCTACTAACTCTAAGAGTTCTTTTATGTACTGTTTCTTGATTTCAAGAATCTCTGACTTAAAATCATAAGAAGCTCCTCTTAGCTTGTAGATATTAGAATCAAGAACTTCCATAGCTTCGTGTAACGAAATAGTTCTAGAATGTTTCTCTTTTATAAGCATTGCTAGTTTAGAGGCAATCTTCATTACACCCTGATGCTCGATACCTTCAAAGACTGATGCTGAGGTCTTCCCGTCAATAACTCTAAACATATCTAACGTGTTAAACCCTATATCACATCCTATGTACGAACTCTTTCCGGTAAAGTCAGTTTGCTTGTTAGGGAAGTCTTCTCCGTAGGTGTCTATACAAATCTTTGAACCAGCACCCTGAGGGATAACAAAGATATTCTTGAACTTGTACTGCTGACCATTAACTATAAAGCTAC